CAAATCACTTATGCGCAGGAGCTTGAGCTGCCTCAGCGGGTGAATGTAACTTATCTGGATAGACCATTTAACTATGACCCAGTAACACAAATTGCACAGAGGCAGGTTGTAAAATCTATTGAGCAAGTGGTTATGAGCTTGCCAATTGTGATGGGCGCAACCAGAGCCAAGCAAATTGCCGATATTACGCTTTACAGCACTTGGAAGGAACGAGTTGGCTTCAGCTTAACCCTGCCGCCAAAATATGTTCGGCTTGAACCAACTGATGTGATTAAAATTGATGTTTCGGGCGTGGTGCATGAAATGCGGATTGTAAAAACTGATATGGAGCGCAACGGCTTAATGAAAGTTGAAGCGGTTGCTGAAGATATTAGCTCCTATGATTTTTATGCAAACCCGAGTGAGATTGCCTCAAACTTAACACCGCCATTGCTTGTGCCGAACACGCTGGCGCATTTTATTGATGCCCCACCATTGCCAAGCGATACTTCAAACAATCAAGGCTTGTTGCGCATTGGCGTTGCTGCTGATGGTGCAAACTGGAACGGTGCCGCAATTTATCGCTCTGATGATGGTGGTGAAGCTGGTGGCAACACATTCAGCGTGCTGGCTGCGCTTGATGGTGTGGCAACTGTTGGCGTGATTATCACCAACTTGCCAGCCGGTGTTTTTGAAACTTGGGATAATGCCAGCCAAGTTGAAGTTCTTTTGACCTCGGGCAGTCTGCCAGTGTTAATGAGTTGGCAATTTTGAACGGTGCAAATGCTGCTTTAATTGGTGATGAGCTTGTGCAATTTCAAAATGCTGAATTGATTGGTGAAAAAACTTATCGCCTTTCAAAGCTGCTTAGAGGCAGGCAAGGAACAGAATGGGCAATTGCAGGCCATCAAGCTGGCGATAGGTTTATTCTGCTAAACCCTGCGCTTTACACCACCTCAATTGCAAACAACCTGATTGGTCGTGAGCTTTATTATAAATCAGTGAGCGTTGGCAATTCGCTGGGCAACACCGCTGAGGAAGCCTTCACCTACCGAGGCAACAACCTCAAACCATTTGCGCCAGTTCACATCAAAGGCGTGCGTGATGTTTCTGGCAATTTAACCATTAGCTGGGTGCGTCGCTCTCGTGTTGATGGCGATTGGCGAGATGGTGTTGATGTTCCGCTGGCAGAAGAGTTTGAACGCTACGAAGTGGAAATAATGCAAAGCACAACAGTGAAGCGGGTAATTTCAGGCTTAACCAGCGCAATTGCAACTTACACTTCCGCACAACAAATTGCCGATTTTGGCAGCAATCAAGCCAGCGTGAGCGTAAAAATCTATCAGCTTTCTAGCGTGGTTGGCAGAGGCTATGCCGCAATCGCAACTATTTAACTTTTCAGGATAAAATTATGTCTAATACAAACAGGCTCGCTTTGCCGTATATTTTGCAGTCGCAATCGCAGAAAGAAGTTACCCATAATGATGGGCTTGGATTGCTTGATATATTGGTGCAAGCTGTGGTGCAACAAGTGAGCCTTAACACGCCACCAGCTTCACCAGTTTTGGGTGATTGCTATATTGTGGGCGGTGCGCCAACTGGTGCTTGGGTTGGTAGCTCCAATAAAATTGCTCAGGCAATAACTGGTGGCTGGAGGTATTACACACCATTCAACGGCTTATCGGTTTTTAATATCACTGATAGCACCATCTATCGCTTTAACGGCACGGCTTGGGTAACAACCGCAATCTCATTATTGCAAAACCTTTCCATGCTTGGCATCAATGCTTCTGCAGATGCAACAAACAAGCTGGCGGTGGCAAGCTCTGCCATATTATTCAACCATATTGGTAATGGCGTTCAGGTTAAGCTGAATAAAAATGCTGCTGGCGATAGTGCCTCTTTCTTATTCCAAAGCAACTGGAGTGGAAGGGCAGAAATTGGAACAACTGGCGATGATGATTTTCACTTCAAAGTTTCTCCGAATGGTTCAACTTGGTATGATGCGCTTATAATAAATCGCAACAACGGAAAATTAAAATCTCTTGGAATTTCCTTTGATGGGGGCACAAACAACCTTCAGAATTATCAAGAATGGGCAGAAACAGCCTTAACTGGTGATGCTTGGACAGGAGCTGCTCCAAGTGGTGCTGCAAATAAATTCTGGAAAGCAATCCGTGTTGGAAAAAAAGTAACTGTATTTTTTAGAATTGAATATGCAACGGCTGGTGCAACCAACACTTCTGTTACATTTCCATTGCCTGCTGGGCTTCCAACTCCAGAAAGTTGGACAGGGCAAGCTAGTGAATTAGCATATCACGGCACTGGTGGCTTGTTTACCAGCGCAGCTAATATTCCAACTTCAGGAACTCCAAAGGGTGTAACGCTCCGCTATAATGGCACGGCTTGGGAGTTTGGAATTCATTCTGCTTCAGGCTCTCACATATTTGCGCAAGGCACCATTGAATATATGGCTGCGTAAAAATCTTTCTAAAATCAAAAAGTAAATAACCATGACAAATGATGACTTAAAAGAAGCCATTCGCGAGGCTGTGCGTGATGGCATAGATGAAGCCTTGACCAAATATGGCATTGATACTTCCAGCCCCAGCTCCATGCAGGCCGATATGATTTATCTGCGCAAATCCCGCACCGGATCAGACGAAGTTGCCAAGTGGATTAAGCGTTCAATCATCACAGTGGCAATTTCTGGAATGCTTCTCGCGCTTTGGCAGGGAATAAAAACACTAATCACACAACACTAAAATCAACAAAAAGAGGTCTATATGATAACATTACTTGGCAGTTTGCTGGGCTTTTTTGGCGCAGCTTTTCCTGATTTTTTGAAATTATTCAAAGAAAAGGCAGATAGAAAACATGAGCTGGCAATTCTGCAATTGCAGCTTGAGCAACAAAAGCAAGGGCATTCAAACCGCCTTGAGGAAATTTATGTTGAGGCCGACATTGCCGAAAGCAAGGCTTTATACAAAACCTATAACACTGGCATTCGCTGGGTTGATGCACTCAACGGCACTGTTCGCCCAGTGGTGGCTTATTGCTTTTTCCTGCTTTATGCCTCTGTAAAAATTATGCATTTCAGCGCAGATTTGCCTTGGCTTCTCTGGACTGAAGAGGACCAAGCCATTTTCGCTGGCATCATCAGCTTTTACTTCGGGCAACGAGCAATGGGCAAAGTTCGTGGGGGGAAATAATGCGGCATATATCTCAAAATGGTATCGCCCTGATTAAGCGGTTTGAGGGATATTCTGCCAAAATTTATATCTGCGCAGCAGGTTATCCCACAATTGGCTATGGGCATTTAGTGCGTGGCGATGAAGCGCAGCTTTTCAAGCATGGCATCACCGAAGCTATGGCTGAAGCCTTGCTTATCAAAGATGTTTTATCGGCAGAAAAATCAGTTTTGAGGCTGATTCAAGCACCGCTAACAGATGGGCAGTTTGATGCGCTGGTGTCTTTCACCTTCAATCTTGGTGGTGGTGCGCTCCAACGCTCCACACTCCGCCGCAAAGTAACCCGAGAAGAACACGAAGATGTTCCAGCCGAATTCATGAAATGGGTTTGGGCTGGTGGCAAAAAGCTGAAGGGATTAATCAGAAGGCGTGAGGCTGAGGCAAAAATGTTTGTTTGTGAGGTAGTATGAGCATTCAACTATCGACTTTTTTTAAACCAACTTATATGAATAATCTAAGTGGGAAAAAATATATGAAATTTAATATCAAAAGCCAAGTTAGAAAACTAAGCACTAGAATTGGGATGCTCTCTGTGATTAATGAGGCTGTGGTTAATTCAATTCAAGCAGGTGCAACAGAAATAACTCTAGAATTATTTAGAGATATAAGTCAGCCAGAGTTATATGACGATAAACCTAAGGTTGTTGGGCTAGATATTATTGATAATGGAGCGGGTTTTACAGCAAAAAACATCACATCTTTTTGTGAATATGGAAGTGAACATAAAATTGAGGAAGGTTGCAAAGGAATTGGAAGGCTATGTTACCTAAAAGTTTTTGATGATGTAAAAATAAATAGCTTTGTTTCAAGCACAAAAGAAGTGGTTTCTTTAAATTTTACGGATAGCTTTAGTGAAAAAGATTTTATAAGAAAAAAAGCTGATGATATTATCTCTAGCAAAACAACAATAAGCCTGAGAAAAATTAAAGATAATTACTCTAAAAGCATTGAAGTTAAAGAGATAAAAAGCAAGTTATATAGCCATATTCTTCCAATTCTTTATCTTAATTTAGATAAAAAAATTGAAATTAAGATTGTAGATAATTCAGACAAAAAGAACGGTCCGATAACTGAGTATATAAGAACTTCAGAACTTCCAGAATTTAAAAAGCATCCGTTTAAAGTGCGTGAGTGTGAAACTAACGATAAAAGAGAAATAGATTTCACACTACATTATTCAATAACCTCAGAAACCAAAGAAAATTTGATAGAGTTTTATTGTGCAAATAAAAGAACAGTATGTAAATTCAGAGATAAAGAGCTCAAGATATTACCGATAAGAGATAGTAATGTAATTTTATTAGTTACTTCGCCTTACTTTGATTCCGTTGTTAATGATGAAAGAGATGATTTTGATATTTATCCAAAACAAACTGATTTGACTAGGCAGTTATCTTGGGAGCAAATAAATAACAAACTAAAGGAAGCTCTTAGAACAATTATTTACGAAAACTATCCTAACTTAGAAGAAGAGAATAAAAAAATCATTCAATCCATAAAAGATGAAAACTTGCATCTTGTTGAATATATGGTTGATATTGATTCTTTGGGAGGATTAATTGATTCAGAAACAATCATAGAGAAAGCAGAGCAACTATATCAGCACGATAAAAAAGCTTTCAGAGCAACCTTAAAAAACAAATCAGCTGATGGAAGGGAGATAATAACCAAAGCGAGTGATCTGGCAGGAAAAGAGCTTATTGAATACATCATAACAAGGGACAAAATAATTAATCAATTTGAGCTTTTGGATTTAACAAAAGTAGATGATGAAGAGATCGTTAGAAATCATTTTCTAAAGCGTGGGCTAGAAGGAAAAGATTATAGTCCAGTTCCTGTTAAACAAAACAATTTATGGCTCTTAGATGATAAGTTTATGACTTATAATTATGTAGCAAGTGAAAAAGCTATAAATACTTTGCTTGATTCTGTAGGATTAGAAAAGAACGATTCAGGGGGCGATAGATTTGATATTGGTATTTATTCTAATTCTGAAAATGGAAAAAGAGTAATACTTGTTGAATTCAAGAAACTTTCGGCAAATTACAAAGAAAATGGTGAGGGAATTAATCAATTAAGCATCTATGCTGAGTCTCTTAATAAATCTGGTATAGATGAGTTATATCTTTATTTAATCGCCTCGATTGATGATAAATTTAGAAGCAATCTGGTCAATTTATACAAATTCACTAGAGTTTTCTCTCAAGATGGTGAAATTTATCATGGCTCATTAAACAATGTAAATGCCTATATACAAATCGTTTCTCCTAAAGCTCTGATTTCTGATGCAAAGGCAAGAAATCAGACTTTCATCAACATGATAAAGGGGCTTAGTGAGATGGATAAGAGATAAAAGAATCTGA